ATTCCCTTTTAGGGAGTGACGATCGGGCCCCAGGCCTGAACCTTCCGACTCCGTTCGGACAGACCCGTAGTCTTTTGCGCTTACTTCCCTTGACTGGGGAAGATGGCAAGAGACTACTAGGGTCCTACAGGAGTCGTGCTTTATAAGGTTCAAGCCCTATGCTCGATCACAGGAGGGGGTCTCTACCTCCTGTCCAGGACAAGTTTTCCAGGAATCAAACCAAGGTTCCGAAGGAACTCCGGTTGTTGGTTTAGTCACCCAATGATCGGGAGTAATCTGTCACTGGGCAGGGGGGACCCCTCCAGGAGGTGCGAAACCTCCGCATGCTAGACTATGATTATCTAACATGTCCATGACCCCGGGAAAGAAACTCTCCACGAAAAATGAAACTCGCAAACATAGTAAGCGAGAGTCATCTCGGGCCAATCAAAGATGGGCCCTAGTAGAGAGAATTCTTCACTGGGTCAGGCGGGAGTACTTCCCACTAGGTCCCTGCTGGGACCATGGTAGGAAGGAGGATCCCGTCCTGTTCTCGGGGAAAGAGAGATTCCTTGACCGATTCCTAATGAAGATCAAATCTGTGGTGCTCTCCAGAGGGGTGGCTTTCGCTATCCCCTGGATTAAAGAGCGCCGCCAGATTTTCATTAAGTGGGTCTCCCTTGACAGGGGGACTCCGGAGGAGGTTTCCCTGCGACGAAGCGTCCGGGGGACTTGGGGTTCCCACGTGGTCTTCGCGGTCCAGAAATATCAGGACGGTAATCCTGAGTACACTTGTGTGCTCAGGATGGTCCTGACTGCACTCGCGAGCCTGCGTGGGTTCCGTCTCCCAGTCAAGATCGACACCAGCCCCATCACATCTCCTCCCGGAAGTGACCTTTCCTTCCTGGAGGACCTGCGGGGGCTAGTACGGTCTTTCCTGGGGACTCTGGGTTTTAGCCCAAACCAAATCTCCCGAAATGCTTCACGCGTCGCCTGGAGAGAACCTCACTTCTCGGTAAAGGGGGGTCCGGCGGGCCCTGCTATGTTCTCCTGATTTCACGATTTCCTCCACCTTGGAGGTCTTCGGTACCATCTGGAAAACATGGGGGGAGCGGCTGTCGTAGTGGCATTTCGCCTCTTCGACCTTCATAAACCGTTCCTCCTCTCTCACCCTGAATGGTTTCCCATTCAGGTTAAGAAGCAGGGCGTACTCCGCCGACTCTCTGGTATTGCTGACTCCGAAGGGAAGACCCGTGTTGTAGCCCTTATGGACTACTGGTCGCAAAGTGTTCTACGACCACTACACGACTTCCTCTTTAGAGTCCTCAAAACCATTCCCCAAGACGTGACGTTCGACCAGGGATCTTTCAAGGAAAAGATGAAGGAGTGGCCACCAGGTCGATACTATAGCATCGACCTGACAGCGGCAACGGATCGTTTTCCGATCCGCCTCCTACAAATTCTCCTAGAAGAGATCTTCGGTCGGGATTACGCGTCCTCTTGGAGAGAGGTAATGGT